ATCGCGAGCACAGCCTATGGTCAGTGTGGCTAGATCATCACCAAACTCTTTTGCCAGTTTTTCCCAGGCTTTCTTTTGTCCCGGAGTGAGAGGAGTACGCTGTGGCCGCATCTCACTGGCTTTACGCATGGCTTCGCAAATGCCATCTTCGGCCAGTCGCCCTGCCGCAATCATTGCGGCATAGTTGGGATCAATATTGTACCGGCGGCTTTGTCCACCCGGGTAGCACATCACAATGTGTGTGCCCTTGGAAAAACTGTCCAGGTACTCACTGTCGTACTCACTCACAGGCACATACCGACGTCCAATTTTTTCATAGTAAATTTTCTTCATTTGCCAAAATACTTAATAACTGTGTTCAGTGCTTCCACCAAACGAGTGTTATCTGCTACATCTTCGGGGTGCAACCAATATCCGTCTGGATTGGTTTCTGACCGAGGATTCTTTTTCCAATCACTGAGTTCTTTCTTGAGATAGGCTCTTTGCTCTTTAAGATTGAGCACAGTGATGCAATCAGCGGCTTCGCTGTCTAGTGTAATGGGTCCTACTCGTTTACTCATTGTGTGCTTTCAGTGTGGTTCCTCTTAGACCAGAAACTATTTGAAATTTGTCCCAAGCGTCTTTTACTGTTGCAGAGTTTTCCAGGTCACTGTCTGTTACTATAGTTTCAAGCCAGATATAAGGCAATCGTCGAGGATGAGCACCAAACTTGCGTGGCTGATGTAGTTTGCCCGAATCCCACAGTTCTTTACTGACGTCTCGAAACTTAGACTCGTCCTCAGCAGGATAGTCCATCCATTCTGGGCTACTAAAGGGATTGCCAAAAGTTTGGCCACCGCCGTATCCAGTCCAGATACCTGCCCACTGCTCGTCATCATGTGGATCAAAATCTGTACGAGTGATCAACACTAGTACATCGTTGATGTCTACCTTGCCATCCACAATGTCGCGCACACATCTGCTGTAACTAAGTCCAATTTTCATACTTTTTCGCCTGCTTCAAAATCACGGAACCGCAAAAATCGCGGAAATCTCAAACTGTATGATCCGTCTTGGTTTTGGGTGACTGCGTCCGCCTGGACTTCAACCAAGTGACCAAGTAAGTCATCCCTGGCGTCCCAATACTCATCACGATTGCTATCGCTAAGGCCGCTACCAACATTAACACGAATGTGCCGTCCATTGTCTTCTCCTTCACAAATTATAGCACCAAGTCTATTTTCATTGCGACCGGTACCTTGCTCAAATCCCACAATCTTCAAATCCACTGTGATTGTGGGCTTCCATTTCATCCACGAGTCTGAACGCTTGCACTGGTAAGGTGCATCCATTGACTTGATCATAATGCCTTCAAAGCCTTCAGCCACAGAGGCTTCAGCATAGCGTTGCATGATATCATGCCCTTCTGCTCCATCAAGATCCACTTCAAGCCCGTTCATGATGCGCAAACAAACAGTTTCCATGAGTTGACTACGAGCACTTTCCAGCCATTCCAGTCGCTTGTATTGTTGAGCATTCCAGTGCCCTTCTTTAAAGGCATCTAAAGGCAAGATGTCAAAAATGTGATACACCATGCCTGAAGTTTCGGCATCTGTTTTGCGATGGGCTTGTTTCATCAATGTTTGAAAACTTTCACCCACAATCTCTCCGTCTAGTACAAAGTGTCCACCGGTGCCACGACCATGCTGGAATGCCTTGCGCTGATCAAGAATTGCGTCAGCAATCTGAGGGAAGTTCAAAAATTCTTTGCCGTTGCGACTGTACAGTGTGACCGTGGCACCTTGCACCACTGCCAGCACACGCACTCCGTCCAGCTTGCATTCCAGTCGTTTGACGCCTTTGAGCTTCTTGGGCTGATCTGTTGAGTCCTGTGCTAATTGGCATGAGAATATGGGAATTTTGTATTCAGTTCGACCCACAACCTTGTTGATGGTCTTTTCAGACACACCGCATCGCAGATCTTTGATGATCACACGCCGCGCCAGGCCGTTCCACTCATCACTGTCAAACTCATCAGCACATTCTTGAATGGCATCACGAGCACGATGTCCACTGATACCGCGAGTGCGCAGATCTTCCAGCAAGGCCCAAAAACGTGGCCAAGGATTGGGTCGGTTAATCAAGCCCTGGGTTTCAGGAACCTGTTTGACATTGAATGTATAGAACGGATTGTAGGCTTGGTAGCAATTGAACAAAAAACACTGTGCATCGGCACTGCCCAATTTTGCAGCCATCAGAGCTTTTTCAATCACTTTCTCTTTGTGAATGCGACTGTCTGAACTTTCGAGATCGCGTACCCAGCCTGCGGCCACTACGCCCTCAAATCTTTCGTTGCTGTAATCAGTTTCATTCATATACTTAATACCTTACCACGATGAGTTATAGAACACTTTCAAGCCCATGAATATTTCGGCTCGAGCATTTTTGATGAATTCAAGATCTTGACTGTAGTAGTGCTGATCTGATTCGTTGCCAAAAAAGAAACCTTGTGTTTTTGGCAGTTGGTGCTTTTTCACTACCCGCTCTAGTTCATCCAAATCTTCAGCAGTGAGTTCAAGCTCAATGCCATTGAAACTACTGCCCCAGTCGCTTTCAGGAATGTCGCGATTGGTCTCGTGCATTTTGCGTTTCCACAAACTCTCCATCCAGCCCTGCAGGTTAGGATGCTTGCGCCAATAGGCCAATTCACGCGGCTTGGTGACTTTTTTGTTTACATACTCACGAGCTTCTTCGTCAAACTCCGAACCTTCGTAGTAATCTGATTGCTGACCAGCACGAGCAGCCACGTATGCATATTGATCAAGACCCATTGTTTTCTCCTTGTTGATGACGGTATTCGCGTTTGAGCCAATATTTGTATTTGGCAAAGTATTCTTGCAAAGTGTATTTTGGAAGTGGTTGACCTATGCCCATAAGTTCATCTTGATGTGCGTACCACATTTCTTGTAGCCACGCACGGAATGTCATGCTGCCTCCAACATGTTAGCAGGAACATTATACACACCAGCATTGGTGCTTACAAGAACAAATTTGATTTTGACTTTGCGAACGGTGCCAGTATATGTCACACCGTTGCGGTTGCTGGTGAACTTTACAGAGTCGCCAAGTTGGAAAGATCGTTTGTTTTGTTTAGTCAACTGGGCACGAGCATATTTCACAGCATCAACAATGCTGTTGAGCTCTACGTTAGAAAGATTGCCAAACATAATTGCAGAATTGATCTGCTGGATAGTGCTGAGTTTTTCCATCTTGGGCTCCTTTTGTGTCTGTATGTGTGTATTATAGCAGAATGGGAATTATTGGTCAAGCCAATTCAAGTTCTTTGACAGGAAAACGGATCTGGCCTTCGTAGTCCAACTGCATCTGCTCGAACTCTGTAAGGTAGTCGTCAGCCTCCACGGACCAGTCAATGATGTGCTCACGGAAGTACTCAGAATCTGACTCGATTTTAGGGCGCACCAGGTCCACAATCACGCCGGGTGCATAACGCAGGGGATCAAAATCACGGATCACATAGTCGCTGCCGCCCTTGGCTTTCCAGTACTGTGGGCACTCACCTGCACCGTCCCAATCATGGGCGCCGTAGTTCTCATAAACTTGGGTAGTGATCAGCAGTTTCATTGTGGCTCCTTATTTCTTACACTATGCCTATATTATAGCAAATTGGCAATTTTTGGTCAACCACGCAAAGGTTCCCAAGTTTCCCAGGGTTGATTGCGAATGTGTTGTATTGTTGCAACACCACCGCGAACTTTGCGGGCATAGTCCATGGCTGTTGCAAATTTGCCACGCACACGATGAGTGCGCCGATCCAGGCCCTGTGGATTGAATTGGTAGTCCCACTTCCACAGTGAATCATACTTGCCGCAAATTATCTTGTGCATCACAGGCTCCTTGCTGTCTATTTGTGTATTATAGCAAAAAGGGCAATTTTGGTCAAAGAAAAACCCTGCACGTAGCAGGGTTTTTGGTAATACTTCAGTATTACATTAGAACAGGTGTGTCAAACCCACGCCAACTTGTTTGACGTCAGCGGCTGCGGTGGCAGCATTGACATTGCGATATGCAACACCAGCTGAGGTACGCTTGCTAAAGGCATAGTCAACGCCAACGCTGTGAGCCTTGACACTGGTGTCAGTCTCACCATAGCTGGCTTTGGCAGTGAACTTACCAAAGGTCTGTGCAACACCAATCAAGTCACCTTTCTTGGTTTGTCCAGCAGTGGCACTTTCGTTTTCACTACGTGAGTAGAAAACTGCGGTTTTTCCAAATGTAGCTGATGCCCCGGCCACAGTAGACTTTTCAACACCAGCTTCGTAGCGAGCCACGGTGCCAGTTACAGGACCTAACTTACCAGAGATGCTGTACGCACTGGCTTCAGTTCCGGTAGCAGTGTAAGTGCGATCATATGTTGCAGTCACGTTCTTGATAGGTGTGACAGTAACAAATGTACCATTGCTCAAACGCAAACCACGCAGGTTGTGAATGTCACCAGCAACAGAACCATACAATGTACCAAAAGCATCATTGTTGCTCACTGCCAAAAATTGGCTGTGCACGTTACGACCAATATCCACAGAACCGAGATTATGAGCCAAGCCCACAGTGCTCTGACGATCGCCCAACTGAGTGGCTGCGCTACCTGTAGGATCTTGTGAACCAATTGCAGTTTCTAACACAGCACGAGCCTTGAGGCCTTGACCAAGATCTTCTGTCACGCGGAAACCAATGTGGCTGAGATCATTGACCAGGCTGTCTACTGTGGTTGAACCAGTCTTGGTTGAATCAACAGTGGCGTTCATGCGACCATACACAGTTGTCTGTGCACTGACAGCAGTAGCCACGGTTGCGGCCAAAACGAGTAGTAATTTCTTCATATATTCTCCTTGAAAGTGAAGTAGGTTATATTAACATATTGATGTCGTAACGTCAATAGTCATAGAGTAATATTTACCAAAATTTGCACTATGACTGGCAAAATTCGTGGTTTTTAGGTTACTGGCGTCACTGCACACTCTGGATCCAGTGGTGGAGTACTAGGTGGCAATGTGATTTCTGGGTTGGCAAGACTGGATTTGACCAGTTGCATTTGATTCTCACCTTCACGCAAACTGCCTACCAAGGCTTGTCCTCCAAGAGCAGTGGTGTCAGCAATTTCTTGCAAGAACTGATTGGGACCGCATGACTCGCATTGACGGCCATATTGACTCAAACTTTGCACAAAGGCATACACACTGGTTTGTTCACCTGGCTGCAACAAAAAGTAATCAATGCCGGCCTTGACCTGAACCCAGTTCCAGATTCAAGTAGTTGCTCATGTAAGTCCATGCTGTGTTCAATGTTGTGACATAAGGGCTAGCACTGAGTGCGGCAATGGCTGCATTGGCATTGGTTATCTGTGTGATTACCGCAGCGTCATTGGCAGCAGATAATATATTGGTGTAGGCCGTATTTAATGCAGCCAATTGAGAAGCAGTTCCTGTTCCGGACCCTACGCCTGTTGCGGTAAAAGTAACACCAATAGTATTTGACGAAGCACCAATAGCAATGAAGTTAGTTGTGCCTACAGATATAATTGTGTATGTTTGTCCAACAACAAATGATCCTGCGGTTATAGTAGTTTGCAACGCATTGATTGCTGTGGTAGCAGTGTTCAATCGTGTGGCAAAGTCATTGTGATCATAGGCCAGACCCAAGACGTCACAAGTGGTAATTGCCCCGTCAGGCCCAGTGCCAGTGGCAATGTTGCTGTTGACAAAGCTGGCCACTGATGAAAGCCATGGTGTTGATGCCACCTAGAGTGGTTGGTTGCCAGTATGTGGTATCTGTAATGTCAGTTCCTGCAGGTACATCATCCTGTGCTTGATAAAACTGTGTGGCAGGCAACAGCTGAGCAAGCCCGTTAAAACTGGGTGCATCAGCCACAACATCATTGGCCAAGTATTCTCTTGTGTCATCCCATGGCAAGCGAGTAAATCCTTGAATGGTTTCGGCCAAAGCAGGCAATGTGGTATTTTCAATGTTGCTAATCTGTTGCAAACTGGCTTGCACTGCTTTGTTGGCCACAGCTTGGTCAGGCGGAATGATCTTGGCCAATTCATCACAGCCCGATGGACTTGGTAAGAATATGCCAACAACATTCTGCAACGTCATGTCTACCTGTCCCAACGGATTGTATATTGGCTGCGCACCATTGGGCGTTGGCGTTTGCATGGTTTGATAGCTGTTGGGAAATACCTTGGTTGGATTGATTAGATCTGCCATGGTTGCAATATTGGCAGTGGTAACATCCAATATATCCATGACTTCCAACAGGTCCTGACCTGTGACTTGTGTCATGGCCTGATAAGCCAATTTTTGCAGTGAGTTAAACTCGTTGGTGGCAAGTCCTTGCTGATTGAACAGGCCAAACTGGTTGTTGTTGACTAAGTCAACAATGTTTTGATTGGTCATTCCCAGTTGCAACATCTTTTCCCTGAGTGCTGGTGCGGTGCCGCCTTGTATGTTGCCCACGGCACTGAGTTGTTGTAATAATCCAGCTGGTGTGCCATACAATTCAATGTTCTTTAAATTGGTCAGCTCGCCTTGGTTGGCTAGATCGGTAGCAAACTTTGGTAAGTCAGTGTTGACCAAAGACAAGTTGTTTGTGACCAAGTCACTCATGCTGGTAAACGTAGGTCCAAGATAGGTCTGAGCGTTGACTGTGCTGTTGATCAAGGTGTTGGTTGCATTGACGTAACCTTGAACCCCCATAAATCCCTGTGCAAATTTACCAATGTCGCCATCACCAAGATAGGCATTGCCCAACTGTTCCATAAAAATGCTCAGCCCTGAAGGGTCTAAGGTAGAACCATCAATACTGGGAGTAAGGTAGTCAACATAATAGGCGCTGTCCAAGCTGGGATATGATCCCACTGGTGATGTCGGAACACTGTTGCCCAAGGCTGGACAGACAGTATTTCCTATGCTCAACAATCGATTCAATGTGGTTTGGTTGGCAAAAGCCTGTGCCTTGTAAAAACTCACAGCGGCAAAGAAATTTGCCATGACCGTGGTGCTGTTGAAACTGTTTAATGCTGTGCGCAGAGCCTGTGGCAGCGGCAACAGGCCTTGATTGTTTAGCAATCCTGCGGCAGCGGTCAGTTGCAACGGTGTGTATTGACCTTGTGCCATTATCCCACTCTTACATCGCCTGAGCCGCCAGATCTAGCATGACCGCAACTGTCTGCGCAACCTGCTGTCACAATGGGCACTCCACCGGCTCGTACTGATCCGTTGCCACCTGTGGTAACAGCGGCTGCATGTGGTCGATGAGGCCGACCCCAAGGCGCATGTGCTGCCACAGACACGCCATTTACAACCACTGGCGACCCATTGACACGCACAGATGCTATGCCGCCAGTTGCGGCCCCACCTGCGCTGTTGGTATCGCCTTGACGTTGTGCGGCTGGCATGTTATCCTACTAGTATTTTCTTTTCTGGTACCTTGATGCCAGTAGTGGCTTCTAAGTATTTCATTCTCACCGAATCGTCAGTTTTGCTCACAAGACTCACGCTAGAAGTATTTAGTTGGATTTCTTCCTGGGGGTCTGCTGTAAACAAACTGGGCACCAGTCCCATGCCTTGTGGACCCGGGGCAATGCTCACAGGATCTTCTAATACAATCCATTCTCCTCCAGATTGTTTGACCTTGGCTACCATTTCTTCGCCTGAATTCATTTTGAATGTGTACACTGTGTTTGGGGTAAGTGCAATTTGAGTCATGTTTTGCTTTCTGTTAAATGTTGTCGGAGTTCGGTAAATCCACCTATGAGTTTTCCGTCAAGAAAAATCTGCGGTACGGTACGGGCATTGGGCACTGCTTCCAGCAGTTCTTCTCGAGTGTAACCATCACCTATTTTGCGTTCTTCAAATTCAATACCACGCTGTGTCAGCAGTGATTTGGCTTGATCGCAAAATGGGCAGTGGTATTTGCTCCACACTATGGCTTTCATTTTATTTTCCTTCTTTTGATTTGTCGTAAGTCTTGGCAAAGATATCTGTTTTTACAACACCATAGTCACCGGGACCATGTTTCACAATATAGTCATTGCCACGAGTGTATTCTAAGTTGCCCCAGCTTGCTTTGACAACACCATCATGGTCAGCAAGTCGAGCTACCTTCATGATCTTTTTAGGTGTAGCTGTGCCGTCACCGTTGTCGTCATAGTAAGCTGAAAACTTGATAGGACTTACAGGATACCGCTCGCCTTTAGGACCAGTAATAATCTTGTGACCCACTGTGTAGTTCACAGGACCTTCTAGTGTGTCTATTGTACCATTATCGGTTGCTGTTTCATACTTGATAGGGGTTGGGTGCTTGTAGGTTTCGAACCCACCTTGTTGGAACCATTCGTCGTTGATCATATGTTTGGTAAATCCTCGTAGTCTATGCCGTCGCTCATGACGCCAATAACATAGTTGGTTGATTCGTTTTCTTGCAGGGCAGTTTGTTTCTTGCTGGTGTCCACATGCTTGTTAAACCATGGAATAGGTGTAGAGCGTGGTGCTGGCTCTTGATACTTGATACCAATTTCTTTCAGTGCATTGGCTGCTGTGTAATCCACAAAGTCTTTGAGAATGGTTGCATTGAGTCCAATCACAGGACCAAACTTGAACAAATAGTCTGCCCAGGCTTTTTCTTCACGAATAACATCCAGGTACATTTGATAAACTTCGGCTTCACATTCAGTCTTGGCTTGAGCAAAACGCGGATCTTCTTTCACAACTTGATTGATCATCCAACCAGTCCACTCTTTGTGCAAAATTTCGTCTTGCAAGATCAAACCAATAATGTTGCCGTTGCCAATAAAAATACGATTCTCAACCATGGCCAAGCTGGTGGCAAAGCTGACCATAAAGCGGAATGCTTCCAATGCGTAGCTGGCATTGAGTGCCAACCAAATTGCTTTGATATGTTCTTGTTCGCGAACCATACCTGTCATTTCACTGCTTAATTCTTTATGGCAATTTATTCTGTGTAGTTCGTCGTAGTAGTTGCCCACACTTGATGCCATGTCCACAATCTCTTGTGTGTCATGAATGGTGTTGAACACATCCTTGGGCACGTTGTAGATGTTGCGAATGATGTGGCTGTAACTACGTGAGTGAATGTTGGTTTCAAAGAACGTCCAGTTGTACACCAATGCTTCTAGTTCTGGTAGACTTATGACCGGAGTAAAGACTTGACTTGGACCGCGGCCTTGCAAACTGTCCAATGCTGTTTGACGCAAGAGATTTGATGTAAAAATATGTTTGACAGTGTCAGACGCATCTTTAAAATCTTGACTGTCCTTGGTCAAACTAATTTCTTCTGGCACCCAAAAGAATCCACGAGCTTCTTGTTCATACTTGGCTAGTTTGTTGTACTTGACTTCTTCAAATCGTTGTATGGTTACAGGACCAGCTGGGTCCAAAAACATCTTGCGCTGGAGATAGTCGGTACGCTTTTTTAAATCATATTGTTGTTTGCTCATATTATTATTCCAGTGAGTATGTAATTACCAATGCCTTATGGTGTTTGCTATAATAAACCCACAGGTCACAACATGTATTATAACCCAAAAGGTCTTGAAGAACAAGGCCAATCGGGCTTCCTTCAAAGTTAAAATAGGTACATCTGGCCGATCATGATCTGTTTCGCCCATGAGATGCCCTGTGGCTCGTGCCCAAATTCTTTCTAGACTGTTCATGCATGCCCTATCACAAGATAATAACAATGCAAATTATTTTGCATGTCCTCACCTTCCCAATAGGTGTCAATGATACGCAGGCCAGCTTCTTCAATCCACTTTCGAAATGTTCGCGGACCGCAAGCATAGGCCTGTTCTTGCAACAGTAGCATGCCATCAAGTGTGAGATTTTTCTTGACATTGGCAAACAGTTCTCTATGAATTAGCCAGTCAGGGTCAGCACTGCGACGATCGTTATACAGTACCTCATTAACAAAGGGATGATCATTCATGTCCCAGTGCGGGGGTGATCCCACAATAAGATCGTATTTGCGTGACTCAGGCACATCGGCCATGCCACGGATATGATACCAGTCTGCATGACCGCGGTACTTTTCCGGCAAATTAGCAATGGTTTTTTCTACGGCTCGTAAAGCGGGTCTAAAAATATCAACCTGTGTAACGTTGTCACACACACCATGCCCCAGCAACAAAAATCCAATATAGCCAGGTCCGCATGCCCATTCCATGGCATTGGTAAATTTACGGCCGGGCCAGATCTGTTCAATAACTTCTAAACACTTGAGTCCAATAGCAGTGCCACCACCTTCAAACTCAGGATGATTGTACACTGTAATATCACCAGCTGGACATGTGTAGTAATCTTGTTCTTGTGGAATCCAATCCACGCTGTAAAAATCTGGGTTGTGAATCACCGGTCCACGATTGAATTCACTAAGTTTTTCTAACTTAATTGTCACAGTTATCTCCTTGGTTGATATTTATTGAGCTATGGTGGCAGGATCGTAAACAGGCACCGCCCAAAAAGTCACTGTGCCGGCTGGTATAACGTGTTCTCTATGAACTGCCAACACTGTTTCAATGTTGCTGTAATTGTAAGCAGGGTCACAGACAATATCCCATTTGCTATAGTTGCCTAGACCAGTTCCGCTGTTGTTGAATTGATAATTTGGACGCGGTGCACCAGCAAAGGCCTGCCATTCAGTGTGCCACTCCCAGGGATTGGGCACAATCATCAAGCGCCACCCCGGTGCCATTCGTGCACGCCAGGGCCAAAACAACAACTTCATGCGATAACGATATGGACTGTAGTCCTTGCCATCATTGGGCTCGGTGGGATCATTCCAAGGCCCGCCAGGCTTGTCTGCCCAAGGTGTGCCATGCACCATCTCAGGATGCAAATTGCCTGATGCAAAATGAGTTTGCCAACCGCCCACTGACACCGGCAAGGGCATGGTGTAACCAACATCCATCAATCCTCTAAAACCCACACAGTGTCTAATGGTATGGTCAGCGCCAAATCCTTCAGGCAAATATTCTCGAATATTGCCACGCATGTTTTTAAACCACTGCGGCAAGTGATTGGCAATGGGCGTGGGCGGCGGACAATCAAAGTCAAACCTGGGATCAGCACAGCTTTCCCATGTTAGATAGTCAGTTACTGGTATAGACTGATTAAATTGCATTTATAATTTACATGCTTCACAGTCTTCTTCAAGATCAAAATCAATCTCAAGCATGGATGCAGGTGCATCTTCTTTGACCATTTTGCTACCAGCCTTGTTGATAAGACTGTAGTAGAATGTTTTGAGTCCCCAATAATGTGCTTGCATTAGGTTGCGGGCAATCAATGTGGTAGGTACTTTACGATCAGGCCAGTGTGCTGGATTGTAGAATGTGTTGGTAGAGATTGACTGATCAACATAAGCAGCCAGCACACATGCGGTTTTCAAATAGCCAATGCAGTCTTTTTGTGCCCACATCAGTTGATACTTGTTCTTCAACTTGTGATACTCAGGCACCACTTGTGTGAGACTGCCGGCCTTGCTTTCTTTCACTGAGATTAGGCTCATGGGCATTTCAATACCGTTAGTTGAATTAATCACCACAGAACTTGACTCTACAGGTGCCACAGCCATCAGTGTGGCATTGCGCACGCCATGTGTTTTCATTTGTTCACGCAAGGGTTCCCAGTCTAGCTCAGGTGAAAAGTTCGTGAGTTCATTGACCCCGGCGCTACGTCGTTCCCATGGAAATACACCACGACCATACCAGGTGCGGTCACTATCTTTGCAACGGCCTCGCTCTTTTGCAAGTTCGACAGTTGCTTCAGTAAGGTAATATGCTTGGTGTTCCATCCATGACTTAACCTCGGCCAGAGCGTCCTTGTCACCGTATTGCAGTCCTCGCTTGGCATGCCAGTAAGCCAAGTTAGTAATGCCGATACCAAGCGGCTGGATTTCGTCATTCGAAAGTTGGCTCTGGATTGAAAGGAAGTCTTGGTAGTCAAGGATATTACACAAGGATCTCTGCAGAATTCTACAAGCTCTGCGCATGTCTTCAGGATTCCGGAATGCACCCCAGTTAATACTTCCAAGCGTACAG